TGCTTCATTGTCAAAACTTTTTGCTAATGAAAAAGTTGCTCCTTGATTACAAGGAACTGAGACAACAGATACTTCAAATAACTCTGCGTCCTTGATTCTATATCCGTCAGTTTCTGTCATATACTCGGCGTCCTTGACCTTGAAACCGACACTAAAGGCACCAAGGACTCCCTCTTTAACTAATTCTTTAACATCACCTGCAGATTTAGCAATTTTTGCATGAAGTTGTAAACCATTCTCGTCTACTGTCACACTCTTTGCTCTACCTATCGGTCTGTTATAATCATGGTTAAAAAGAATTATTGGATTATTTTCATAATTTTTTAATCCATTATTTTTTAACCATGCATCATGTTCTATTATATCCCCAGCTCTGTCTAATGCATTTGTACTAGCTGATCCTTTGATTTCAACACTTCCATCTTCTTGTTCTCCAAGATTTTTAAAGTTTGAAACAAAGTTAAAAATTTTATTACTCATCTTCTACTACCTTTTTCGCTACCTTTTTAGGTGCTGCTTTGACTTCAGGTACAATAGTACCTATTTCTGGAAATGCTTTATTTACTAACTGCTCCATTCTACTCCAAGAATTAAATAATCTTTTAACTTGTAGTAATCTCATAGGAACATCTTTTGCTGCTTTATACTCTTTGATAGAAAGTACTTTGCCTTTCTTCATAAAATAGTCTCCAAGTTTGCTTATAATTGCAGTTCTATTCATTTTCTTCTCCTTCGGGTCTACCACCCAATTCTGGATTAACTGCTGAACCTGCTATATTCGCAGGTACTCTAGGAGTATCAAAACCATTTACACTTTCTTTACCAAGTGCTTCTCTTGCTTCATTCGGTGTCAATATACCTGTATTTACAAGTGTTGCATAGTACGAAGCCTGGTCTCTCAACTCTGGTTGTAGAGCAGGAATCCCTGTTAAATCTTCACTTAGACCAAATCCAAAGTATCTTTCAAATGCAGATACCATTTTTCTAACTATTGGTAGTATTGTTTCCAAATAGTATAATCTGTGGTTTGGTCTTATATTTGCATTATTACCACTATCCATAAGAATTGGTGGTACTCCAAGTGCCTCTAATATAATGTTTTCGTTTGCTTTTATTGATTCTTGAAAGTCCAGTTCCTTAAAATTGATTTCTGTTAGAGCATCAACCTCTAATCCTCCATCAAGTACAAGTGGTCGTCTTCCACCTGTTTTAGGATTGTATCTCATACTCCAAGCCTGTAACATTCTTTCTTTTATTTTTTCAGAAAGAGTATTAGGACTTTTTAGTACTAATCCTGGAACTGCACCATTTTTGAAAAAGTTGTCCTGGAAATCTCTCATACTTGTTAGCAGTTGCATAGTTCTTTCTGCTGGTTTGAGTCTAGGGACACCTCTATAAATTGAATGGAAACTATTTTCTTTTATATGTATTATTTCCTCTGGTCTGTAATCTACACTATTATCATAAGTGTACTTTTCAACATAAGTGTTCTCATCAGAGTACACAGTTACCTTATCTGCAGGTAGATGGTACAGATGAACACCATCAAAGTATATAAATATATTTCCATCAATTAATAAATCAATAATTAAATTTCTTTTAAAAGAACTAACGTCTTGAAAAGGGTTAGGTTCTCTATTAAGTAGTAAATTTACTCTTGACCTACGAATGTTTTTTATATTACCTTCAATTCCATTTATTGGTTCATTAACTACAAAAGGAATTTCAGATACATCATCAACAATCATATTGACGGCTCTATTAACTACTTCTAGTCTTTCATATGCATTTTTGTAACTGACACGATTCTCTCTGGAATCTATCGTCATTCCTTCATTTCTAGAAATTATATATTGTGAAGGATTTTGTTTTTCGTCTCTTCCTAATAAAAAATCATACCAAGCCATGTTTCTCTCTTTGTATCTCTACCCATCTTTTCATCTTTTGAGCATGTATCAGCTTTGGTTTCTTACCATAGACTGAATGTAGCCTGAGATGATGCTTATGACAAAGCGTAACTGCTTCGTCAAAAATTTGTTCTTTGTTTTCTCTGATAAATTCCTCACGAATATTTAATATATCTTGTTCTGTTTGAACATCAAGTTCTTTATCATTAATCCACTTTTCTAGAAGGTCTGTTAATCCGTAATAGTGATGAAAATCTAGTTCATCAGTACTGCCACATATATAACAGTGGTTTGCCTTCTTATATTTTGATTTAGCCTTGTCTCTGACATATTTAACTAAATCTCTCTTTAATTTCATGTTTTACTCTTAATAGAATTATACTAAAAATTTAACCTCTTGTCAAGGAATATTTTTCTATGGTTATCATTAGAACGATGTGGCAGTTGTCTCGAACGTATACAAAGCATAACGAAGAGCATCAGCCATGTGAGATGCATGGTTATGCTTTGGTCTCTCTTTCATCAAATTAGGATTTGGATCCCACTGATATTGGTCTAAACTTAGTATAGCTTCTTTGCAACGACCAGAAACCACTAAACTATCATTATCAACTATTCCTGCAACATGGCCTATACCATCAAGTACCGATTTTTTCGCATTTATGGTTGTTATATCATAATTTTGAGCAAAATCAAAACGAGTTTGTTGGGCAGCAGAGTCAATGTAAATATAATCTATGTCATATTTGTCAATTAATTTTCTAATTTCTACTGCATGTTGCTCAGTTGTTCTTTCACTATCATAGTATTCATCTAAAAGATAATATTTTTGTTCTGTCCAGTCGTAGGCAATAACACAGAAAGCTGTAGGGTCTTTATAACCCACGTCCATTCCTGCGAATATATCCATATTTTTAGTATCAAACTCTTCTAAGTTTGCAATACATTTTTCATGATTAAATGCCCATATTTGTCCTTCATAAACATTGAAGTCTGCATTATACTCTTGATTGAACTCTGCCTCTGACATTGTCTTTTTTGCTTCTACAATATCTTGTTCAGATACTCTAGGATTTTCTTCCCAAGTAGCACGGATAGACATCCATTCTGGATATTCTTCACTAAATCCTCTATAGTAAAAATCTGCAAACCAATTATTTCTTCCACGAGGTGTAGAAATAAATATTGCTTTTGAGTTTTCTTTATCTAGTGTAGGACGTAGTGCGACATTGAAAGCATCTTTTCCGTCTACTAGTGCTGCTTCGTCAAATATTATTAAATCATAACTTCTACCAACAACTGAATCAACTTGATTCACTGAACCCATTCTTATAGTAGATTGATTAGATAGTTCAATAACTTTATCTTTTGCATTGTCTCTTATCACTTCTAAATCAAAGTGTTTGATAAGATTTCTTTGTAAATCAAAGGATATTTGTGATAAGGAGTAGTTTGGTGACATTAGTAGTACATGACTACCAGGAACTAGACAAACGAGTTGTCCAATTATATTTGAAATATAAGTTTTTCCTTGTCTACGTGAGATTGCTGCGCATACAAATCTATATTTAGGGTTATTAATAGCATTTATAATTGCATTTTGTGATGTATTAGGTGTAATACCTAATAAGTCAAGATAGCCATGAATAGGCAACTTGATAAATCTGTCTTCGCTATTATAGTTTACTAAGTCATTGTAAACTATGTCTTTTCTACTTACTTCAATCAATGTATAGTTTGGTTATTAAATAAATTTTCAGTTCCCTCTAGTAGTTTTTGTTCCTCAACAACATTATAGAGGTATAAATAAGCAGCCGTAATATCTTTTAAGTTTTTCTCTGACGGTGATAGTTCACGTTTTTCTTCAGTATCCATAACTCTATTTAAAAAAGTAGTGCTATGTGTAACGGCTTCATCTAGCCATAGTTTTCTTCCGTCTGTTTCAAAGTTATCATCATCAAATTTCATCTTCTTCTTTTTATTCCCTTAACGTGTTTTTGAGACCTTGGTGGTCGTTTAGTACTTCCACCTTTTCCTGCCCAAAAAACTTTATTTGCCCACCAAGCTGCTGAAGACTTTCCTTTCGCAATATTTTTACGATGTCTTGCTTTGAAACTTCTTCTAGCTTCTGGACTGTAATTATGACCCATGCCTTGTGCACCGAATCTAATTATCTTTACTTTTCCATCGACTCTAACAGCAACAACTGCCTTCTTAGTAGGGTGACTAGGTGTTCTTTTCGGTTTATTTAAACTTGAAAGACCTGCCCTTTTTAATCTAGCCTTTTCTGCTGCTGTAAGTGCCATTATCTACCTCGTCTTGGTAAAATTCTTCCAGCTCCTCTTTTTCCAAAAGTTGCTCTTCTAGGATTAGCTGTTTTACCAAATCTAGGTCCTATTGCTGAAGGTGCTGCACTATATCTAAATGCTTCTATGCTGTAGTTGTTCTTAGTATTAACTAATGCTCCTGCAGCTGCATTCATTTCTCTAGTGACACCTCTCTTTAGTGTATGTTTACGAATCTTCTGAGTATTATGAACTCCAGTAGGTCCGCTAAGAAATCCGCCTTGTCTAGCCATTTTTCTTTTTCCTTAAAGCTCTCTCGTAAACTCCGTGAGAACTACCTGGCATAAATCTCTTGTCTTTTCCTCTGCCATGAGAGTGTATGCCTTTTAATCCAAGCTTTCTTGCTCTTTTTCGAGCTGCTCCAGCTGTTCTGTATATATCTTTGTTTTTGATATATGTTTTGTGTTTTGTCTTGTTGATTGCCATTGTCTAACTTTAACGCCCATTTCTTCTACGAGTGCGGCGAGTCTTCTTACTTTTTCTTCCATTTCTTTTAAAAGTTGAAACCATTGTTGGTTTACCGCCTGGGTTGCCAGCTGCTCTTTTTCTTCTGACTGCTGAACGAATCTGAGCTTTTGTCATTCTTGCAGCCTTACTTGCTGGTACACATTTTGGATATCCTCCAGCTTTTTTGCCTCTTGCAGATTTTCTACCGCAAGGAGCATATCCACCACCTTTTCTTGGTCGAGATATATCTACCCAACCTTCTTTAAACCATTTAGTTAAACCACCACTATGTCCGGGCATTATCGTTTAACTCCCATTCTAAATCTTCCGCCTCGTTTTTTATAAGTTCTTACTAACCACCCATTTGCATATGCTGATGGATATACCTTAAACTTTCTCTTTGCTTCAGCTTTTACTCTAGCATAAAGAGAAGGATTTGTAGGTACTGGTCTTTTCTTAGCGGCCTTTCTTCGCCCTCTTTTTCTTACGTGTCTTGGCATTGTGTGCTTTTCTTAATCCTGCTTTTGCAGACTTGAAGATTGATGCGACAGTTTTCTTTCCCATCACTCTTGCTCGTTGTTCTCCTACAGTTAGTATTTGTATCTTTCTAGCATAAGATTTACGAACTCTTTTAACTTTTCGTACTGTTGCTCTTGCGTCTTTTGCAGTAGCAAACTTAATTCTTACAGTATCTTTTGGATTCTCGTCAGTGTATAGTCTTCTACCACTACCTTTTGGCTTTTTTCCTGTTCCGACTCGCGGGTCTTTTCTTTTTACCGCCATTTCTTTCCAAACTATTTAAAAGTGCAATCATCTTTCTTGCACTTTCCTTAGACTTAGCTTTTGCCTTTTTTACTAATCTTCCGTTTCTCATTTTACGGTAAACGACTAAGTCTTTTACTACATAAGGCATTACGATTTTGCTTTTTCTTCTGCTTCTATCATTTTATCTTTGATATCAACATTTCCGTCCCAGTTCTTATCTTTTCCTGAGATAATGTTCCAAAGTTTTAGAAACTTAAACTTGATATAATCTATCATTTTTTATATTTTCCTCCTCGTTTTCTTCTAAGACAATATTGTTTTTGAGAAAATCCTTTTGGATTATTGCAATTAATTTTACGTTTTCTTTTTAACGACCATTTTTTTGCCATATCTTAGTTCCATTAAATTTTCTCTATCTTGTTGTATGATAACAGGGACTGGAGTCTGATTATTACCACCCTTAGTAAAAGAGGGGTGTGACCATAAATATTCACATCTCTCTTGGCTATCATTTCTGTGTGCCACGAATTCATCAATCGCATTAAGCGTTAGGTCATCACCTGTTAGATACACAATCACCTCCCAGGGTAAGTTCCTCCAGTTTAGTTCATTCAACTTAATAATGTCTTTGTCAAACTGAGTTATTAACGTTGTTCCTTGAGTATAACTTTGTAGACTCCAAGGACATACATGTTTAATAGAGTGAAAGTATTTTAACCAATCAACCTCTACTTCTACGTTTTTTCTTTTTGCCACCTTTTTTCTTTTTCTTTTTCTGACTTCTCAGAATTGCTTCTTGTAAGGCTTTTGGCAGTTTACGTTGTTTTGCTGTAAGTGCCATTATCCTCTAGACCTTTTCTTCTTCTTCTTT